ACCCGATCCCATGTCGTACCGTTAAACCCGTAAAGCCGCGCTTGCGTGTGCAGTTGGTTTATCGCGTTAGTCTCAGCGTCAGTGCCCGAAGTATCTACGCTAACCGGGTTGGTGCCGTCGCCAACTTGAACCTGACCCTGCACCCGAGAGACATCGACTAGCAATCCGTTGCTTGAATCAGCAGGCACAAGCGTGCGTGATCCGTCTGCGCTGATGGCGATCTTGAACAACTGAACATGCTCGCCAGTCGTCGTCACCTGATCCGTGGCAATGTCAGTGCCGCTGCCTGCTGTGATTGGTACATTATCTGCCACGGTCTACCCCTTACAGCGCAAAGATTCCTGAAGCGTTCCAAGTCACCGTGATGTCGCCACCGTTGGGCGTGACCGGCAGACCAGTGACACCCGTGTCGATGTACGCCACCAGCGGAGAGGTTGCAGACGAACCCGTGTCCACATAAATGACCAGAGCCTCGACGCTGTTGCCCGTAACTGCGGTGTATGTCACATCACCACCGTCGAACACACCGTTCGTCACGCTCTTGGTCGCGCCGATGGTCTGCGCCGTACCAACAACGCCCGTGAGCGATGTCAGAAACTGATGCGCCGCGTTGTAGGTGTACACACCCGTATCAACCAGCGCGACCTTCACCGTGCCTGACAGAAGGTTGGTGTTAGTCGCAGCGCCAAGAATCGTTTCTTTGTACTTCGAATAGATGGCGTTTGCCATGTCAGTTCCTTACATTTGAATTTGAGGGCCAGCACCGGATACCGCTGGCGGCAAGTCAGGGACGCCGCCATTCATTGCGGCTTGCGCTCCGGGCAGCAACTCATCTTCATCTTCATCATCAACCTCGCGCACCTCAAGAATGTCGCCATTCATGTCGCGCACAGGAATCTTCCGACGCTTCTTCGTCAGTTGACGCATCAGTTGCTGCATCTGCATCGCAGACGCCTCCTGATTCGCAGAGCCGTTCTGCGCCATCTGACTCACCGCCTGAGCCAACTGCTCAAGTTGCGGGGCCATCTGACCCGTCGTATCCATCGCAGACATGATCTGCTGGTACTGCTGCGCGACCCCATCAATCGCAGCCTTCATCTCAATCTTCTGCATCTCAATCGTGCCCTTGAGCGCAGCGATTTCCTTGTCAGTCTGAGATTCCATCATCGCAATGCGCTCATTGCTCTGAATCTTCTCGGCCTCCAATTGCAACTTGGCCTGCTCAATCTGCTGCTCAGGCGTCGGGCCTTGCGGCTGCGGCGGGGCAGACATAGCCTGCTGCATCGACGCAATCGCCTGATCAATCACAGTCTCAATCTCAGACGACACCCGGAACTTCGCCAGACCCCACTGCAACAACTTCATCAGCACAGGGCCAGCACCCGGATTCTGCTGCGCCATCGGGTACACCTGCGAGATGTACGCGCCCATGCCCTGCAAGAACTGCACAGCAGCATCGCGCTCTTCAGCCCAGTCCATCGCGGCCATCGAGTCAGCCTCGACCGTGATCCTGTACTCGGCCATCTCTTCGTCTTTCAGCAACTGGATCGCAGGCCCAGCCAATTGAGCATCAACCGTGCGCTCGATGTTGCTGCGCCGGATGATCGTCTCAGGTTGCCAGTGCTTGCAGATGATCTCTGCCTTGATCTTCAAGGCATGACTGATCCACTCAGCGATATAGAACTGCATCAACTGAACGCGGGTCGAGCCAAACTGAGCCTTGATCTGCTGCGCGGTGGCCGTCTCAGACGCCTTAGAACTGCCGCGCATCACATCAGACACGCCCAGCACCTCGTAAATCTGCATGACCTTGTCCTGCCGGTATCCGCGCAGGCGCTCGATGCAGTTCACAATCTGATCAATCGGGGCAAAGTCCATCTTGCCCTTGACGCCACCCGCCTCGGCAAACATCGCCCAGTTATCCACAGGAATTAACTGGTTCTCAGCCGCCTGCGAGAACATCCGGCCCACAGAGTCACCGGCAGACTTGTCGTACACGCCAGCAACCTTCGCCGCCCGCGTGAGCCAAGTGATCCGCGTGTTGATCTCGTCCAGTTCGTTGAACTGATCCTGAGCAAAGATGTAATCCGCACGCGGCATGAAGTTGCTGGTGGTCGCATTCGCCACCAACGGCTTCGGGCACGGGAAGAAATCATCGAGTTGCAGCGGGTCGTCCTTAACATCAAGGATCACCTCGGAGCCAACCGCGTACCAATAGACCTTGCGGTTCTCCTTGCACCAAATCTCAAAGACCTCTGCCTTGTTCCACGGGTCAAACTTGGGCGTTTCCTGCGTGACACCGTTCTTGTTGCCGCGATCCATCGGGATGATCCGGGCAATCTCTTCCCCGAACCGCTCGATTAGTTGATCCTTGGTCATATACACGCGGCGGGCCACTCAACGCACCTCGCCCCATGTCCGCGCAGGCGACCAGAAAAAATCTTCCCAATACACATAGTCGCAGGGCGCATCTTCATGCGTGATCCGCTCGCCCTCGGTCGCAGGAGACAACTCCATGCCCGTCATCGGGTCAATGACCGCCTCGAGCATGTAAGGCTCGGTCTTGACCTCATAACGCAGCCAGACCTGACCCATGCCCACAACCAGCCAGTCCTCGATGCCGTTCCTGATCGCGGCATCCCAGACACTCATGTTGTCGGCAAACGAACGATTCAGCAGGCGCTGCAAGATCGTCCCGGCCACCCGCGCCTGATCATCGTCCGAATCCTGCCAAGAACGCGACACATCGGCCTTCGGTGGCCGCGCATACAGCATCGAGAACATGACCTTCATCGTTGACCAGAACAGGTTCACCCTGCTCTCATCACGCCCGAAATCATCACGCTTGTCCAGATACCGATGAACGATCTTCTTCGCGTCGTCGTGAAACTTCCTCAGTTCCTGACGCGCCGCCGAAATCTCTGTGCCCCACCGCTGGGCCATGCCAGCAGGGGTCGCCTTGAAATCCTCGGCACTGGTGATCTTTCCCTGCTGCTCAATCATTACCCGACCCTCGCGCTCTCCTTCGGCCCACAATCCCATATCTGATCCAGAGAAAAGGCGTAATGCGCCCCCTGCCCAGCCTTAGGCGTTGACATTGTAGCGCCGTTGTGCCCTTTTCGCATCACCGGCTTCGTAGCAAGCGACAAATACCTGAAACTGTCGCTCGCGTGACTGTGCTGGTCATGCTTGGGCCGACTGCGAAACGTCTGCGTGCGCTCATCCCACTCACGCATGTACGCCCGCAGATGCTCAAGACCCTCATAGGTCTTGCCCTCATCAAAGTGGCAGTGCGGCAGCACCAGACGCGCCGCCTCGATGCCATCCTGAAGGCTCATCTCAGGAACTAATTGGGGACGGATGCCATTGGCAAGAAACTGCTCGATGATCGACTTGCCCGTCTGCAAAGACTTCGCCCGCGCATCATGGGGCAGGTACACATTGTTCACTTTGTACGGGCGGCTCTTCACCCAGTCGATGTAATGCTGAATCGGCTGGCTGTCGGCCTCATAAAACTCAATGACCCTGTACCCGTCGCTCGTCGTCTGCCACGCCCACCAAGAGCATGAGTCAGTGAAACCCAAGTCAGCGACCAGATCAACCGCGATGTTGGTGTCTACAGGAAACTCACCGACGCGGCCTTCTTCATACGCCTGCCCAATCTGCTTGGCAAAATACGCGCCCGGTATCGCCGCATCAAAACTGACCTCGTACTCGATCTCATACGTCTCCGGGGTCATCTGGACGCGGGCGTCCCTGAGTTCGTCTGGATGGATGATGTTGGTTTTGCTTGCTGGCAGTTCAAGCAAAAGATGCGTTGCCGGGTTAAGCCTCGCCTCTTCGCGCAGATTCCAAAACATATTCTTGCCAGCAGGAGTGCCAGCAAAAATGGCCCACCCACGGCGATCTGAAAGTGCAGGCCTCAGCACTGAATACCAAGCACTTGGACGAATGTTGCCGACCTCATCCAGAACAACACCGTCAAAGTACATCCCGCGCAAAGCGTCATAGTTATCTGCGCCAGCAACGTAGATTGTTGATTCGCCTTTATGTCCGTTGCTGATCGTCAGTTTCAGTTCAGTCTCATTAGGAGGTTTTGACCAAAACTCTCTGGTCAACTCCTTCAAATAAGTCCAAGCCGTTCTTTTTGCTTGATCACGTTGCGGCGCAAGATACGCAAACTGCGGTCTTGGGAGATTAGTCTCCAACGCGCCAATTACCAAGTCAGCACACATGGCAACAGTCTTACCGGCGCGTCGGTGGGCAACTACAACCGTCCACCTTTTATCCCGATTGTGCATCGGAATAAATACATCTCGCGGCTTGTACTCAGATAACTTCATGCGTGCCTTGCAAACTCACCAAAAAACTTCTCTCTTGCTAAGGTCGCAACCAACTCAGCCAACTCTAAATCTTTGTAATAGCCAATGGTTTTAATTCTTCCATTGACTTTCATCCGCACGCCATACGTCTTGTCTCTAGTGTGAAAGTAAACATTCTTCACACCAAGTTTTGAGCGCGAATCAAGTTTCCGATTCCACTGATTTTTGCTGTTATCAGCAGGGCGTAAGTTCTCAATCCTGTTGTTGCTCGGATCACCATCAACGTGATCAATCACATCAGGCATGCGGCCGTGATGCATTGCATACACAATGCGATGAAGCAACCACTTTTTCCCAAGCAAGCCAACAGTCACATACCCATCGCGCCTGCGATTCCCAACAATCTGACCCGCAAACGCCTTCCCTCCGGGCCTGCTCACTCGCCAAACAAGGTTCCCATCATTGCAGTAGTCAAAATATTTTTTGAAGTCGATCATCACTGCTCTTCTTTCTCTTTGTTCTTCTCTTTCTCTTCGTTGCGCTTATTCCGCAACGCATTGACCGTCAGCCCGGTCAGGCCACCACCAGCAATAACCGCCAGCAAGCGCGGGTCAGCGCGGCCCAGTAGATCGCTTTCGTTGACTCTTGCAGGGTCAAAGGCGGCAAAGCGCGAGCGGACTTGATTTGGGTTGAAAACAGCGGCGACATCAATCAACTTTGCAGGCCCAGCACCCGGATCAAAGGTGTTCTTCATAAGCACAGCATCATTGCCTTGACGCTGCGCTTGCCTCAAAAGATCAGCGTAAGACTGATCCCTATAAGACTGACCACCAAAATCATGCACAAGTGGGTTTTTGTACCGCAACGCCACCGGCATTACGTTACTACCCTGCTGGTATTTCTCAGCCAATGTTCTTTCCGCTTTTGTTGAAATAAAATCATCGATGCTTTTGAGCGCAGGAGCAGCAGCATCAGCGCCCGCGATCTTGACAATCTCTGACTTTAACGATTTCAACTGCGGGATGCTGTAACTGTTGTACCAACCATAAGGCATCAGTTGTTTTACCTTGGCATCCAACGCAGTCGCTTCTGCCTGCGGCAAATTTTTTGACAGAACCGCATTGTTAATGCGGTCAAGCATTACATCCCTCACCTCACCGTATCTCGACACAAGATTTTGAAGTTCTTGATTTCTGCCAATCTCAGTATCTTCCGCTACTTGCATCCATTTTTCATAATCGTTCCACTTGCCAGCCTTTTCTGCTGCTTTGGCATTCCTCATCGCCTCTTTGTACTGGCGAGAACCACCCAGCGCAGAATATCCAGATGCAGTTTCCGGCCCATGACCTTTCATAGAAACCGTGTTTAGTCTTGCAATTTTTTCGTCTGGAACACCTAAACGCTTCAGCATGGCAACTGACTCAGAGTTAACAGGAGCCTTTTGCAACATGCTAGGCGGCGGGTTTAGTGGATCGCGGGCAAAGAAAAAAGCATTCTTTGCACTTTCAGCGCCAGTCGATTCACCAAGAAAAGAAGGATTGAAAGACTTAATGTCGCCAGTCGTCCCATGAAACCAGTCGCCTTCATAACCCTGCTGAAGCATTCTGGTTTTCGCATCAGGCGATTGACCAATCTTCACCGCATTCTTACGCGCAGTCTCTAACGCCTCATCCTGCGGTGCCTTACGCAGCGCCTTGCTGACCGCCTTGCTCGCACCTCCCAGCACCGGCACCATCCCAGCCGCACCCAGCGCCATGCCAAGGTAGTCGTTGTCGCGGTAGCCCCGCACCACATCCCTCGCGCCCAGCGCACTCCCAACGCCGGGGATAAATCCAGCCGCGATGTCCGCGCCCGCATCAACCAAATCAGCATCCTCGGGCGTGTCGAGGCTCACCATGCGGCGGGCATAGTCACGCAGGGCTTGGATGGTTGATGTCATGTCCATGATGTTTTCTCAACATTGATATTTGAAATGGGAGATTTCTGACTGAGGCTCCAGCCGCAGCAGGCCACCCCCCCGCCGACTCGATGGGGGGTGGGGGGGTCGGTCGCCAGCCAGAACGATTGACCCTGCCCCATGTCGATGCCCCTAGGACGCGATTACAGCCCCGCTACGGGGCTGGCGCTGGTGGGTTGGTGGGTATGGTGCTGCCACCATCGGCAGCGCCTTGGCGGGCCTCTGCCGCCGCTGGCACCGGCTCTGCCTGCTGTGCCGGATCGACAATCCGGTACATGCCGTCTGCTTCCGGTTGCAGATCAATGACTTGCGGTTGCTGCTGCTG